ATCAAGTGGGACTGGAATTCCCATAGAGTCAGCCTGGTTTTTCATCTCAGACTCAACTTCCTTTGTAGAATTACGCAATCTCTCTGATTCGAGCTGCACCATATTAGCTATTTTACTTGCTTTTACTTTATTATCGGCTTTAGCGTCTGATAGAATATCGTGCAAGCGAGATTTGAATTTACCAACCTCTACTTGCTTACGACTATTTACAGACTCCCTTTCCGCTGTTTGAAGGTCTCCCTTCAATTTTTTAATCTGTTGTTGAGCACCCTCTACCTGTTGTGTCAACTGAGCGATTTCACTCATTCGCTGGAGTACACCAGCTTTATCAAATATTTCTGGATTCTTCTTCAAAACTTCTGTCCTATCTATTAATCCCATCTTATAGGCTTCCAAATATACACCAAACTCAGCCCACTTGGAAGTAGGAAGTGTAGACCCTGGTACAATTCTTATATCATGCTGCCAAATATTATTCCTATCACGCTTGATATCTGCAATAGTTCCAACTTTATCATCATATAGGTTAATAGTAACCTCTGACATGTCATTGTTAGGTTGTACTAACCTAAACATTTTTTCAAAGGTGTAATGATTTTTAGATAATCCATAGATTACCCTACCTAATTTGGTAATACTAAACTCTATATCCCTTAGTTTAGACTTAGGTCTATCAGAACCTAGTGCTATCATCTTGTCAGTACCCTTACTTGTCTCTGGAGCATTGTCTGGAAAACCATGCATCATCTCTGGAAGTCCGAATATAAAGTCTATATAATGCTCGCACTGCTGTATAAGACGGTAGAACTCTGCAGCTAATGGTGTAGGGGCAGGGTAATGAGGCTCTCCTTGTGAAGTATCAACTTCTATTACTGCATTAGGGTTAGCCCAATCCTTCTCTAATTGTTCGACTCCATCTATAGCACTACCTACAGGCACTAGCAGCTTCAATCCAGCAGAAGCTTGAGCATGAGATATTGCTAACTGCCATAGCTTATTAAGCAATCTTTGCTGAGGTCTTGCCCTTGATACGTCTGATGTAGCATAAGGAGTCTCAGTCCAGTTATTAGGTAATGGTACTATAGGATATTCATTGATATTCAAGACATATTCTTCAAGGACTACTTGCCCTAAAGAGGAAGTAACTCCAATGCGTGTCTGCATTATCTGTTCAAATTGTGCTTGACCTTGCTCGAATACGTCTGGATTGTCTTCCACGAACATCTGAAATTCTCCTTCTGAAAGCACCATCTCCTGTGGTCCCTGCTGATTCTCTTGCTGCATTGATATCCTGTAGAACGGGACCTTTGTTTTATAAAATCTTTCTAATACTTGATATTTAATACTGGCATAACCTAAATCCTTGGCTTCAGCAGGAGTCCATATCTTCCTGCTTAACTTGTTGTTGGCATCTGGATAATCCTCATCGCTATAAGCATTAAGGTCTTCTATAAGACCAGGAATCTCTTCTCCAGTCTCTTCATCAATCTGGGGTCCTAATTCTGGGTAGAGGGAAACAACTTGCTCACCTGTGAGGATTGTAGACAAAATAATGCCTTCAGCATCATTAAACCATCTATCTCGGGATGACGGAGGAACATAAACACGAAATGGATTTACATGTGTGAACCTTATGTCCCCTCTACCAAAATCAGACTCCCTGTCTGTATAAACATATAAATAACCAAGACCTGTTACCGCATAATCATGTATGGCATCTTTTATATGTGCATCACCATCTGAAGAATCCCATATGTATCCAAGTATGGTTTGCCACACTTTAGCCATCTTGGCATCAGAATCCTCTCTTGGAGATGCAGTAAACACTGGCGGTCTGGATGTAAGGACAGCTTTCAGTTTCTCTATTGCAGGAGAAACCCTATCCATTGGTACATCAGGCTGATTCCTTGATTGAAGGTCATCAGACTCATCAGTGGTAAAGTGATTTCCTAAATAGAAATCTATATCATTACGTGCTTCTCTATCCCAATCGGAACGTGCATCACGCCACTTACGGTATAACTCTTGGTTTAAATCTGCCCTGGAGTCAGTTTCAATCATAATCTAATATAAAACATATTTTATATACAAAACTATATTTTTGCACCTGTCATCCAATTATATGCTTTTTTAATAACTTTAACCTTTGTATCATCTTTATTGAACTTCTCAATACTTAAAGAGGTACTCCTCGGCATCCTTGCAAAGTAATCAGCATAGTATAGTGCATCAAGTATATCATCATGCCTTGGAAGAGGATGTTCAAAGAACTCATCCATTATCTCTGTCATCTCCTTCCTTACATACAATTTCTTGGAATTTACTATAGGACCAAGTGCTGTCTCAAGCCTATCTGCCTTTTTAATACCAGCTGGAGGTCTTACACCCTTAAAGATTCCAGGAACCAACCTTCTATCCTGAGCAGCCATTCTAGTTACCATATCCCTTACCATCTCCTGTGCAGCCACCGTCTCAATAGTGACACGCCTAACAGGACTATATTTCTTAGCATACTCAATAATTTTCTCAGGAACATCAAAAGTTGGTATCCTCTCTCTAAAGTAATCAATAACGTATCTCTTCCCATTTGAATCTACTCCTAATACTAATATAACCTGATAGTCTGATGTCTTAGTAGCAGTAGCTGCAACATCAACTCCCAGATAAATGTTTACTGGTATTGCATCACCATCACCTAATAGATACGCAAACCCGCCTTTTTTGCTAAATGTATAATTATGATTCTGTATCCTGTTTATTCTGAATGCAGCAGAAGAAACATCACGTGCATCATTCATATACTCCTGTGCAAACTTGTTTATTAATCCTGCTTCTACAAATTCTGCCTTCTTTGATTCCAGCTTCTTCTTAGAGAATTGGTCTGCCCATAGAGGCTTTCCATCCTGCAATGCCCTGTAGAACGTAACATCCCACACATAATCCCTATCTTCCCTCTTAGCATCGTTATATCCCTCAACAATCATCTGCAGAAAACTATCATAATGCACTATCGTACCACTAAGCCATATCCATCCTTCATTTCCAGGTGTTTCCTCTAACGCAGGAAAGACAGTCGAAACTACCCATTGCTTAATAAGTTCCCTTCTTTCTGGAGTTTTAGTATTTAACTCCGACTCGAAGTCATCAAGTATGATACCAGTGTACCTAACATCAATCTCAGCACGACCCCTTAGCCTCTGAGACGTACCCTTTGCAATAATCCTATCTCCCTTGGAAGTAACAATATCCTTCTCAGTCCACCTATTTCCTACACTATCACCAGTAAGATTGCCAAAGTAGTACCTTATCTGCTTATTATACTCCAAATGCGTCTTAATATACTTTAGATGGTCTATTGCCTGCCCCTGCTCCTCTGCTACCCATGCTATGAAATTCCTACTATCCTTAGCAGAAAAGCATATTTTATGCAGTATTGCAGCCTTAGCAAGTATAGATTTACCAAACCCACGAGGCAGTATATTACATATCCTGGCACCAGGCTTAGTACTAATTAGTTTTTTGCTAACTTCGTAATGGAATGGAGGAGAAGAACTCTTATTAAGAAAGTCGTTCGGCAAGAATGCCCTGCCAAAATATATTAAATCATTATATGATTTGCGTAATACTTCTTCTTTATTGTTAGTAGCATGCACTAAGTAACCTTAATGCTATCATTACCATCATTTAGTATTCTTAGTTGCTTATGTGCAGACCTAATATTATTATGCACACCCATCCTTTCTCCAGTTCTATCATTTATTACAACATAATCATCTATCTGCTGCATAATATAATAATAATCATCATTATCCTCAACAACATCTATGTCCAACCAGCTATTATTCATCACTATTCTCCCTACTGGCGTGTGCCAATGCTTTTACTTCTGAATTTTTTAACTGGTCAAGCTGTTCCTGTGAGAATCCCTGGAATACTGTAAGTGATTCCGTCTTCTTATCTCCTGCTGGAAACATTCCTGCTACCTTCATTAGTGTCTCTATTGCTCTAAGCTTGTCTGAATCCCGTGCTTTATCCTTATCTATTATGTCTTTAGACTTCTGGAGTAAGTATTCTGGCTCTACTCCTACTTTCTCCAAGATTTCTCTCATTTCTTCTGTTACCAATTTCTGTATCCTCTCACTTTTAATTAATTTACTGGAAATATTCTTTGCATATTGCTTATTATTAGTCCTAAATGCCTTCATATAGGCTTCTTCTGGAGGTAATCCGTTAGAAACATACTTTGCAAAGATTATTTCACCCTTTGTAGGCTCCTTTCGGTCACGTCTAACTGCATCTGCCCACTTATTCTTGGAAAAGGAGTAGATATTACGCACTGGCTTACCTTTTAGGGTTGCATTAGGCGTAATTGCTACAGTACCAAGCAGTGTACGGATGTATTCTATTGTTTTATTACTATTTCTACGTTTAAAGTCTAACTTACGCAGTATTTTACAAACCTGATTGTCATCAGTAATCACCCAACTGCCCTCATCAGCAGTCTTCCAGCTATCCTGCACTTCACTATCAGGATTTAATGTCCTAAATTCCTCAATATTGTCGTACAGGCACTCTATATTAGAGCTTACCTTCCTGCTATACATTACTTCTTTCGAGTATAGACTACTATCTTGTTTTCTTTTCGTGCCATTAAAGTAGATTCTTGGTCACGTGTAAGACCTATTGCTATTTTGCCACCCTTACTCTTAAAGATATCAGCACCATTGCCCATTGCTTCTATTGTTACTAAATGCCTAAGATTGCAATCGCAACACCATAAGTGGAAAAATGACTCTGCATCTACTACAAAAGCATCATCATCAAATGTTTTAATATTCATACGTGTAAGTTACTTCAATAATAATATAAAACACAAATTATATTTTATCGCCTATATAGTATATATATATTATATATATTAATACTTATTACTTAGTACTTAATTCCTAGTACCTAATATTAATACTTTATATTAATACTTAAGAGTATTACTATTAGTACTAAAGGAGAAAATTGGGGAAATATACAAAAATGCAAAAAATAGGCGTACAATGTGTGTCTGTCTTTTTCCGCCCCCCGCACCCCCCCGTCCTATTTTCACAGTTCCAGACTTTTCGTTGAAAAGCATAATAGCAAGTGCAAACTCAATAATATGTGGATTTAGAGACTTTTACGACGTTAAACCTTTGTAAAAAATTACATTAATAGTATTTGGTGTTTTACGGTTTTATTGTTTAACTTCTTATATGAATCTACGTCTAAAAACAAAAAACATGCAAAAAGGCTGGACGTTAAATTAGTCTGAATTTCAGACTTTCAATACATCAAGGAAGTACGTGTCGGTGGTATTGAATTAACCAATAAACATGAGGTTTAACATGATAGTAATAAAAAATAGTGCTATGAAAAAATCCATACACGTAACTGCTGAAAGGGTTAATGAGTACATTGATTTACTTGGTTATTTAGGTGCTTTAAAACATACTGAAAAACTAGTAAAAGCAGGTACACATACCTTCCCTAAGACAGGTATGTTTACTGACATAGACACTGACAATGACACTGCAGTTTACACCGTATCAGGAGGCTCAGGTGCGAGCTCAGATTCGAAAGAGATTGCGAGTACTAGGGCAAAACTCAAAGCTATTATCCATGAAGACACCAATGGTACAGGTGTTCAAATTGATATTAACGGTGTTGAGAGGCTTTGGCAGGTGACTTGCTATACTAAAGAGTCAAGGGATAGCAATCAAAAGTCAGTGAAAGTTAATGAGCCTAAATAGGCTAACTTACTAACTAACTGAAATAGGCAAGTTTGTGAGAGTTATCAGACTTGCCTTATGGAAGTGAATTGATTATTAAATTAATTGAAAAGGAATGGAAAGGCAAATAGTACATATTACGATTAAGGATTCTAA